AATACATCCAGTTCCAACAATAGCAACTTCTAATATATCTAAAAAATCATCAATAGAATCTAAATCAATTGCCGAATAACCAATACCATCAGAATGAGGAATATATGCTGTCCAATTAAAAATTTGCCCAGAACTACGAACTAACGCAGGAGCACCAACAATATCTCTATTTACAAAAACTAATTCACAAGGATTAAATAAAGGTACTACATCATCATCTATCATAAGCAAATAATCACAATCAGTTTCTAAAAATCTTTTTACAATTTTATTTCTATTACTCGAAATAGGATTTGCCCAAGTTTTATTTGGATTTTCCCAAATAACTTTTATCCCAGGAGTATTTTGCATTGCTGGAATTACAGTGGCCAACATTTCTCTTCTTAAATTACCATTATTGAGAATTGCTAAATAAATTTTTTGTATTTTATTTTCTAACATTTTTAAGTCTCCTCAAATTATCCTCCTGCCCATCGCCGCCAGGAAAATAAACAAAAAATTAACTAAGAGTAATGTCTAAGTCACCAGTCGCAAACTTTGGAGTATCACCACTCTGTACGCTCTTGCTAATAGTTAAAGAACCATAAGCAAGAACATTACCACTTGTAAGAGCATCACAAATTGCAAAATCAAGAATAGTTCCCCAATCTGCTGATGCTTGAGCAAAAAGAATATCATTTGTATTCTCAGTTGCTCCACCACTCGCAGCATCCCAAGTATCCATTACCACACGAGCATAAGAGGGACTTGTTGGCTCAGTAATACTATCACCGTCAGCCGTATCAGTTACAGCAACAGTACAAAGAGCAATGTACTTATCTGGCTGAGTGTAACTCAGCGATTTACCTTCGCCTGTACCGAATACATGATTCAATAAGGCATTTTCCAAATAATCACTAAATGATCCCATAATTGTTCCTTTCAAAAGGAGTAATAAAATATATATTAAAAGTCTCCACGTGGACTTTACAATTGAATTTCATCTCTATTACGTCTCATTACATTTACAATTTGACGTTCACCATCTCCAGAACTTAAATATTCTTGGACTTGAGAATAATCCATAATATTTATTATTTTTATTGAAGTCTTAGCAGTTGTAGCCCCATCAGTTTTTACACCAAGATCACCAGAAGGAGTTCTTGTTAATGGCATTATAGCTTCTTTCCCAGCTTCACCTCCTAAACCAACACCTCCATTTGACATTGGAAATAATGTTGGTCGTGTCAAAATACCACCTCTATCAAATTTTTTCACACCTGCATTACTAAAAATTAAACCTTTTTCTCCAGCAACAGGAAATAATGCATCTCCAATTAAACTACCAACTCCTTTCATTGCCCCACTTAAAACTCCAGAAAGTATATCCATTGCAGCATCCATTACAGGAGTTAATGCTTTCATTAAAGAATCCTGTAAAGGCTTTGTTATCATTTCTTGATACATTGATTCAAGAATACTTGTTCCAAGATTTTTTAACTCATCTTCAAAAACTTCCCCAATATCTCTTGTTTCATCTAATAAAGCAGTTAATGGAGAACGTATTAAAGCACCCATCCCTTCTCTTATTTTTTCATAAAATTCTGCTGCTTCATAAGCTTCTCCAAGTTTTTCTAATTCTTTTTCATATTCTTTAATAAGATCATCAATATTTTTTATTCCCAATTTTTTAGCTTCTGCTTCATACTGCATAGCTTTTATAGCTCTTTCACGTTCTTCAGTTGTTTTCCCAATAAGATTTTTTTCAAATTCTAATTCACCAAAATATTTTTCTCTAATCCCTTTAACTAATTCTTCTTGTTTTATCTCTTCTTCTCTTATTTTTACCACTTTTTCAAGCTCTTCTGGAAGATTAATAGAAGGAACTAATTTTGCTAATCTTGCATTTATACTTAATATTTCTTCTTCTTCTTCTTTTAATTTTTGCACTAATTCTATTGTTGGTTCTAATAATTGTCTTATAGGACCAGGAACATGTTGACCAGCATCTTCTAAAGTTTTTATAAGATCTTCTATTACCTCTTTATTTTGTTTTTTAAGAAATTCTATATCTGGAATTTTTATTATATCAACACCACCTCTTTTAAATCTTTCTCGTGCTAATCTAACTTCATCAAAAGCTTCTGCTGTTCTCCAAAGTTCAGGAAGAAAAGATATTATTTGTAAACTAAAAGAACCAACTTCTCTCTTCACAGCTTTCCAATCTTCTTGCATTTGTCTTATTTTCATTGCTGTTGTTTCAGCAATTTTTTGATAAGCTTCTTCAGCTTTTCCTAAACGATTTAATGCTTTTTCTTGATCATCCATTAATCCAGTTACATTTTGTCGTAAAGCAGCAACTCCAGTTAATGCTCGAACATTTGAAAATATTGCAGCAACATCTTCATCTGTTGCATATTTTAATTTTTCCATTACTCCGATTAAACCTACTGTTCTAAGAGTATTTGAATTTAATTCAATTCCTAACTTCTTAGCAACATCAATAGATTCTTTTGTTGGACTTAAGAATGTTGTTAAAATTCCTTTCAAAGAAGTTATTGCAATATCAGCTTGAAGACCAGAACGTGTCATTGTAGCTATTGCAGCAGACATATCTTCTAATGTTAATCCTGCTGATGCAGCTAAAGCAGCAACATGACCAATAGAACCAGCAATTTCTTCAAAAGTGATTTTACCACCTTTTACCGTAGTAAATAAAAGATCACTAACATCAGAAGCATCTTTAGCAGAAAGGTTATAACTATTTATTATAGTAGTTAAAGCATCAGCAGCAACTCCAGTTGAAGATATACCTCCAATCGCTGCTTTACTTGAAACTTCTAAAAGTTTTATTGCATCTCCTGCTCCAATACTTGCAGATAAAATATCATATAAACCTTTTGTAAGTGTACCAGTTGATTCTCCATATTTTCTTGCTAATTGCCCAATTTGTTTTTCATATTTAGGCATATATTTCATTGATGTTTCATCTAACATCGTAGAAACATTTGCAAGTCCCATTTCAAAAGCTGCAAGTTCTTTTACAGAACTAATAGCAAATCTCATCCCCTTATAAGCAGTAGCAATACCAATTAAGTTTACTGCCATTTTTTTAGCAGATGCATCAAAAATTCCCATTGTAGCATTTGTTTGCTTTACAGAAGAATCTACATTTTTCGCTCCTTGCTGTATTTTCTTTACAGCAGAATCAAATTCTTGAGCACCTGCTTTTGCTCGTAATGCGTTAATTGCTACATCAAGACTTGGCATTTCGTTTTCTTTCTTCTATTATATAATTGATATATTCTTCATCTACTATTCGAATTAAATGAGTAATTTCTTGTCGTCTTTCTAAATTAAAAATTCCATTTAAATTAAGAAGAGCTTCAATTTCTGAAAATTTAATTGAATTAAAACCAATTCTTGCAGAAGATAAAGCAATAAAAGCTTCCCAAATAAATAATAAATCATCATATAATTTTGGTTGTTTTACTTTTGTTATTCTTTTAACGGCTTTTAATTTATCACTATATTTTCCCCACTCTAATTGCCAGAGCAGGAAATCAATTAATTTTTTTCTGATTCTTTAACTAAATCTTTTTTATAAGAATCAGCATTTTCAGAAACACCAATAACAAAATTATAAAAATCTTTTAATTCAGGATTTCTAAAATATTCAACTGCTTTTTCAAAACTATAAGAAATAGTTTTACCATTCTCTTCGATATTTTCCCAATCAAGAAGAACAGTTTTTGCTCGTACTCTCAATAAAATATCAGCAAAATCTTTTGGTTCAATTTTCTCTTCTCGTATATCTTTTCTATATGGTTCTACTAAATCTCTAAGAAATTCTTGATATTTTGAATTCCGAGCACGAGCAATTTTTAATCTAATACCTTCTACAAAATCTGTCCAAACACCTTCTACTTCTTTTTTAAGATCTGTTTTTATTGTATTTATATCTGCCATTTTTAAGTCTCCTCAAAATTTATTTCTGGGCGAATATTTGATTTATCCGCCCAGATATTTATAAATAATTAACTAACAGTTAAAGCACCAAAGATCGTGCTTGTAGCTAAAAGAGAACCAGCAAATAAAGCTAAAACACTTGGAGTAAATCTTGCAATACGAATTGAAACTTCTTCTGTTGCATCCATATATGCTCTAAATTCAAAATCACCTATAACATCAGTATTTAATCCACCAGCCGATCTTGTGCCATTTATAATTTTTACAGAAGGAAGTTCAATTATATAACCATTACCATCAACATCTCTAACTCCAAGAACAATAGAAGTAACTGTTTGATTCAAATATTTATTAAATAAAGTTGCATTTGCTAAATGAATAGTTAAAGATCCAGTAATTTCAATTGAACCAGAACCTATACTTGCAACTCCAAGATGACCAACTTGTAATCTTGTTCTTAAATTATTATTTAAAGAAAGTGAAAAGCTAAGAATTGCTAAATCATTTAAATTCTCAAGAAAATTAGTTACATGATTAGCTCCAGTCATTACGATCGTTTTAGTTTCATCTGTATAACCAGAACCACCTGAAGAAGTTAAAGATTCTTCTGCTGAACCCATAAAACCGAAAGTACCAGTTATAATTCCATCTGCTGGAACATCAAGACTCATTGTATTTATAGTCATTCCTTTTAATAAAGAAAGTACATTAGATAAATCTTTAAAATCTTTTTCCAAATTATAACTAATAAGAGTAATACCATTAGTTATATATGCTCCCATAATAATTTCTCTTGGATCTTCATCAGCAGCTTCAGTTACAAGTGTTCCACCTTCAACAATTAATTTTCCAGCAGTAACTGAAATAATTTTAAAGAAATTATTATTTTCAGAATTATTAAATCCTGCAGTATAAATCCACTGATTTGCTACAAAATCACCAAAACCATTATCAGAATCATTAAAAGAATTATCAGCTTCATCAACAGAAATTGTTAAGCGTTCAATTCTAATTTCTGTTGACCAATCAGAGGCCAGCAATGCAGCTTTAAGAAAATCATCAAAAGTACCATAACTTAATTCAAAACTAATATCTCCACTTGCACTTAATCCAATTCTTGCTACATCAGAAATTTGTCTATCTGAACGAATTTCTTCACTAATTGTAGTAGCCATATCTTGTTTCAATGACTCACTATTATATCGAAGAATCTGTAAATTAGAACCTGTTTCTTGTTCTCCAAAAGTTGATTCTTCAACATAAGCTAATTGCACACGATTTGCGTCACTCATTTTTTATCCTTTCTTTTATTTTTAATTATTTATTTTAAGTCCACATATAAGCAGCAGCACCAGTCGTTGCTCCAGCACAAGAACCAACTAATTCTTTTATAGAAGTGAAACTACCTCCTCCCACAGTAGAAATTCCAGCAGAATCTCCTGCAAAAAGACGAGTAACTCCTCTAAGAATAGCTGACAAACTGGAAGATCCTACAGAAAACCCATTAAACAATTGATGATTAACAAATCCTGAAAGCAAAGAACTTCCAGCAACATTTCCAGTAAAAAGAAGTGTAATTCCTCTAAGAGTAGCCAAAAGAGCAGAAGTCGCAGCAGTTTCTACAACCGTATCCACTGCAAGAGAATAAGTATTCCCATCTTTATAAGTTTGTGTTTTTTGAATACTTGTATTAACTTTATTTAAACCATTTGTAATCGCCGTAATAATACGTTCTATTTGATCCATTATATTATCCTTTCTTTTATTTTTTAATTATCCACAAAAAATGGACAAATTACATTTATTTGAAAATTATCTTCAACTCTTCCAATATTTTGTACTATTGGAGTTTTGAATTTTAAATTATTATTTATAGTTGTTTCAGTAAAATAAGCAATTAAAATATCTACTTGCCGTAAAATAGAAGCAATTCCAATTTTAATTGAATAATAAATTTCTACAATCAAATTACCAATTGCTCTATAAGAATTAGGAGCAATTTCCTTTTGTTCTGTTCTATCAAATTCTATTTTACATTTATACCAGATACCAGAAGTAGGAGTAGTCCGCAAATCATTATCATAACGAACTATAAGATTATGACTATCAGCAATATCTTGAAAATAAGAATTTAATCCATTTATAATATTTTGATATAACATTATTTCCCAATTTTATCACTAAAGAATGGACAAATAACATTTACTTGATAATTATCTTCCACTCTACCAATCTTTCTAATTTTTGGAATATCAAAAATAATTCTATTTAAATTTTTTCTTAAAAAAGCAGTAGAAATAATGTCTGCTTTTTCAAAAAGTTCACCAATACCAAGCCCTATTTGATTTTTTATTCTTATATTAAAATTACCAATATTCCTAAAAGTATCAATACCTAAATTATTTTGTGTGGCATTTCCAAAATCAATATTGTATTCACACCACAAATTATCTGATGGAGTAGCCCGTAAATCGTTATCATAACGAATGATTAAATTATTTACATCAGCAATATCTTGAAAATAAGCAGATAATTGATTAGCTAAATTTTCATAAAAACCAAGAGCAACGAAATGAGCAATACCATAAATATTAGAACTTTCATTTAACAAACCAAGTAAAATGCTTAAAAGATTTATATTTCCTTGATTAACAGAAACAATAGATGAAATACCTTCTAATTGCCGTATAATATTTAAAGAACCTGATAATAAACTTATTGGTTTAATTATATTTCTTCCATCAAAATATGGAATTAACCATCCTGACAAATCACTTGTTGAAGTGACAAAACCAATAAGACAACGTTCTACATTTAAATATACAGTAGTTAATGTACCACCTGTTTCTAATGCACCAGTAATTAATCCATAAAATTCTTTATTTATATTTAAATTACCAGAAACACTAAAAGCACCAAAAATTGAACCATCACATCCTGGTTGTGAATTAAGATTACCAGAAACATTAGACAATGAAGATATTGAACCTTCAATTGAAATTAAAAATCCAAGCCGACCAGATAAGCCAGAAACTCCAATAGTCGGAGCAACTAATAAAGTCAAAACTCCAAGAGAACCTAAAGAAGCAGAAGCACCAGAAATTTCTACAATTGAACTTCCAAGCTCTGTTGTAACACTTAAAGAAGCAGAAACATCTGAAATTGAAACAGAATTACTATTAAATATTTTTGATAAAAAAGACAAAGAACCAGAAATATTAGAAATTACAATTAAACAACCTTCTAATCTTGATTGTAAACAAAAAGAACCACTAACATTAGAACTTGGAGTAATAGAACCATTTAATGCTATTAATAAAGTAGATAAAGAACCAACAATATTAGAATTTGCAGCAATAAAACCATTAAATCTTACAGGTATTGTCAAAGAACCACTAACATTAGAACTTGGAGTAATAGAAGCTGCCAATTTTAATGATTTTATTAAAGAACCAGAAACATTAGAAACTGAATCGACAGAACCGATAAATTCAAGAATTTCTTCTTCTTCTTCACCCCAAATATCATGTTCTGGTTCTGGATCAACAAACTTTCTTATTGCGACCCAATCTGAAGTTTGTGAATTATTATAAGAAGTTATCCATGTTTTTAATGCTTCATTAGGAACATCTACAATATGAGTAGATGCTAATATTCCATCTATATAAAATTTACATTGCCCTGCTTTCCAAGTAATATCATATATATGAAAAGAATCATCAATATCAAAGAAGATGTCAGCATATGAACCCTCATCGCAAACACGACTACGAGGAAGAGTAGGGCTCAAAAAACACATTTCATCATCAGCAACAGGAATTCCAGTATTTGACATGCCTGCTATGGTACGATTTCCAGATGAAAATTGATGTCTTGATATCCAAGCTATTCCATAAGCACCAAAAATATCATCAGAACTTATTCCTTTCCAAGCTGCTGAACCACTTGTAACAGTACAAATACTATCTGCAACATTTATTGTTGGAGTATTAATTTCATCCCATTTTGCGGCATCTAATGTAGAACCATAAAAATGATCAGCGAATAAAAAAGTAGCATCCATCTCGTCTTGATCATCCCCAATAGGATAAGAAGCTGCTACATTATCATAATAAATATAAATTGTTTGTGGATCTGCACTTAAATCATCATTAACTTTCACCCAGAAAATAGCATAATCAGAATCAACTTTTTCTTGCATCCAATAATCGAGAAAAGTATCACCATCATCATCTGTAAATCTTATATCTTCAAAATCAACTTGGCAATTTTCACTCAAATAAACATGCTCATTTATATCATGTACGTAATGAAGCCAATAAATTTTATTTGTTGCTCCTTGAGCTACATCAAATTGAATGGCAAAATGCCCATCCCAAGATCTTCTAAAAGCATTTAAAATAAAATGACTTGTATCTTGAATTTCTGAAAAATCATAAATTGTTTCTTGATCATACCATACGCCAGATATTCGTTTTCTAAGATAAATTAAATCAACACTTGGATCCCCATATATAACCCAAAGTTCATCTTCATCTGGATTAAAAGTCATTACAGGACCAAGATTAGTTAATCCTGGAAAATCATCAGAAATATATTCTTCACTTCCCCAACCAACGCCATAAACTCTTTTATTAAAAGTTATTGTTATTTTATTTTCTATCTTCTCAACGCAATAAGTTATATAAACATCGTCATCTTTAGCATCTACGGTTATAAAAACTCCACCTCCTAGAGCCAAATTTTCTGTTGATATTGTTTCTTCATTTCCCCAATTTTCACCATTAAAAAGTTTTCCATAAACTAAAGAAGGATTTTCTTCATTTTCATCAACCATACCATAAGCCGCATACATTTTTCCTTCAGTTAAAGCACAAATACTTCCTTGAGTTCGTCCTCCTATACCTGCTGATAATTCTAAAGGGTATCCTGATGCAATACTCCAAGAACCATCAACTGCATCATTTTTAATAACTTCAAAAGTTCCTACATTTAAATCGGTTGTTTTAAATTGAGTTAACCAAATTTTCCCATTAGAATCTTTAGTTAAACAAGGTGAAGTTGCTCTATAATCTGCAACCTTTACTTCTGCTGAAGTCCAAGTTATTATTCCATCAACATCAGGAATCCCTCTTCTAAAATAAACTTTATTATCACCACTAACTCCTCCTATTACATAATAAATATATGGATCATCCCATAAAATAGTAAACATATATAATTGAGTAGCTACTCTAATTGTTGTTTTGGTTGACCAATTTATCCCATCACTTGAAGTTTTATAAACTATATTTATATCATCACAATAAAAAATCCAATATAAACCACAACCATAAAAAGAATATCTTTGAAATTGTTCCCCTGCTCCTCTTAAATATTCAGAAACATCATCTATCTCACTATGCTGATAATGTGGTGCTGAAAAATGAGCAGTAATTCTCTTTTGATAATCAGTCCCTGCATCTGCAGCAGCATTGATAACATGAGATTTACGATATTTCCAATTAGTCAGCCAAGACATAATTATTCCTATTTAATTCCTGAAAGCCATTTAGACATTTCGGTTAAAGTAATTTCTAAAAAACCTTCCGGAGCTTGTTTGCTCCGCCTATCATATTCTAAATAATATAAATATTCAACATTATTTGTAATATGAACTAAAGAAAAAGGTGGTATATCACTTAATTTTGATATTCCTCTATTTATAGCAAATTCTGCCATTTCACCAGCAGAACCTTGAACATCTAAAATTCCAACTGCTGGCCTCCCAATTTCAACCATCCAATTTCCACGTGATCGACCTGTATCAACAGGATTTCTCAAAACTATTCGTTTTAAAACTTCTAAACAAACTTGCTTATAAAATTTTTCACAATCACCTTTTATTTTTTCTGCTGCTTTTTCAAGTTCTGCGTTAAATTTTTGCAAGTTAGTTGTCATTATGTTCCATCCCAAATGCAACTTTTTATTATTTCATCTTCTAATCTTGCAGATATTGTTTCTAAACGTGAAATAGTTTTCTTTAATATATGAACTTTAGATTGCTTTTTCCCTTTAGCATATCTATTTTCTTTATTTCTTTCTACAACATCTGGACGTTTTCGTCCATACATTGGGTTATTTTTACCAATAAAATCAGAACAAGGTCTCTTTGCTCGTGCTACTTTCATTTTTTCAATTGTTTCTTTAGAATGATGCTTTCCCTGCATAGGACCAATACGTCCTTTTAATGCTTCACTTCTATTTATTATGTGCTCTTTTGATTGTTTTTCACCTTTATGATTAGGAGGATTTTCTCCCCCAGAAGTTAAATTATAACCATTAGGAAATTGAGTTCTATAAGCACAGATAGCAGCTTTTTCCACAATACAAGCATCTTTTTTATTTTTAGTTTCCCAAAGAACCTCTACTTTAAAATTTTTAATTTCATAATTCCTTAAAGCATTGCCTATATAGGAATTTGTTATTACATGTCTTCTTATTCTTGTAATAAGTTTCTTTTGAGTGTAGCCTATATAAATCATTCCATTTATTATATTAGTTAATTTGTAAATTTTATAAATTTTTGTTTTCATTATATCTTTAATTACCACTTTCAATATTCAAACTAAAATATAATATACCAGTATTATCTTGAATGGGAGAAACACTAACTACTGTCCATTCTTTATTATTTATAATAATTTTTAATCCTATTTGAATTATAAATTCAAGATTGTAATTAGCTATCCCTGTTAATCCTTTACCAGAAGAAATCATTTCTGCTGGCTTATAACTTTCTTTAATATAATTATATGGAGGAACAACTTTCACCGAATAATCAACTGCTGTTCCTAAAGTTGTTTTGTTAGTATCGGGATCAAAAACAGCATCAGGATAAGTTCTTATCGTTGCATCTATTCCTTTACGAACTAATAAATTATATATACTTTCTGCATTCATATTAAGCCTTAATTAGAAATAACAATATTCCTGTAACTACACTTCCTACACCTGTTAGAGCAGCAGATAAAGCTAATACAGTAATAATAAAATGATGTTTTAAATGATTCTCAAATTGATTTTGCAAAAACTTTATTTTTTGCTCTATACAAATTAATAAATCATGATCAGTTCGTTGTTCTTGTTCCATATTTTTTATCCTCGTTCTAATTCTGTAGATGTCCAACCCTTACCAATAATAAGAGAAGCAAGAAGTTTATCTGCTACTTGATAAGTTTTATCCGGATACTCTCCAAAAACATATTCACGCTCCTCTGTAAGAGGACCAACGACATCTTTTGATTTTTTCACCTTTCCTTCGTTTTGAAAATCTTCTAAAAGTGTATCGCCTTCTATAACTTTAATAGCCAAATATACACAAGCCTGAATTACTTTTGTTGGTATTTCATCTTCGGCTAAATAATTATCATCCTCATCGTACATCTCATATCTTGGCCACATAAGAACTTGATCTTCATACACCTTATACCCATCCCAGATATAATGCAAATCTAAATATCTCGTCGCTTGTCGCAAAGCCATTTCTTTTTCTGCATCAGTTGCAGCTATCCAATCTACAGAATTTTCATAATCTAAATTTATTTGATCTGCATCTGCAACTGAACAATAAGAATTCGCACCATCTACCGCACTACCATCTTCTACAACAAAATTTGCTGGCATTATTATTCCCTTTATAAAAAATATTATAACAGTAGAAGCAACGATCGCCGCTTCTACAAAATAAAATTTATTCCGTACTTAAAGTTTCTGGAATCTCCTCTTCTATTTCTTCCTGGCCACCTATTTCTTCATCCATATCTTCATTACCAGCTAATTCTTCGGCTTCTAATTCGTCAGCAGTTTCTATCTTATTTTCTTGATTTACAATTTCAAAGCCACGTTTTTGATATTTATCAATATCATCAACATTCACTTTTATTTGTAATTTTTCTTTATTCTGCATTTCTATTACTGGAATTTTAGCCATCGTTTTTTCCTTTCATAAAATTTTATAAAAAATATCAGCGGGGGAACTTGCCCCCCGCTGACTGAGGAGGACTTTAGACGAGATGAAACTCGTCTATTCCTGGCGGCGATGCCAATTAATCACTATTAAGCAGTCTTGCCAATAATACGAGTAGCAAATTCAGGACGAATCAAATCTGCTCCCCATAAAATATCATATTCCCACACCGTTTGTTTGTGTTGCCGCGACACTTCAAGGCGAAGAATAAGTCCGGTCACGGGATCTTGCATCGAAAGCATTCTGCTACCAAGACTATAATCCTGAGAAACATCAAGAAGTGGCCTTGTAGCGAACGCAAAAGCGTCACGATGAAATGCCATATTTACAACGTGACTGGCTCCCTTTGTTACAGCAGCACCAGATGGACTTGTTTGTAACACTGGATGAATACCAACAACAACAGTATCAGGATCAGAACTAAAAGTATAAACCCCATTACTATAATCACCGGTAGAACCAGCTATAACAACATAAGTCTGAGAATCACCGGCGAAAGTAATAATATCACCAAGCAGAAGAGTTTCACCACTTGCACCAGAATTTGTAATACTTACAGTTGCTTCTCCTGCTGTTCCAGTAGCAAGAGCAGTACCAACGGCTCCAAGAGTTCCAGCAG